AACCACATTAGATAATCACTATGATATACAAGTGGGTGCTAATGCTAATATGAATATACAAGTAGACCAAGGTGATGTTAACTTGATTACAAGAACAGGTAAGGTAAATGTAAATGCAGGTGGCGACTATAACCTAAAGGTAGGTGGCAACTATACTCTAGTAGTAGACGGAGAGCATAAGGAGACCATTGCTGGTGCGAGAACTGAAACGGTAACTGGTCAAAATGTAAAGACAGGCAAAGAGATACACTTGAATTAGAATGGCTGTCGGCTGTCCTTCTAACGGTGTTATTACGCTTTATTTAATCAGCAAATATAAAAAATCTCATATATAGGCCCGACTATAGGAATCAAAAAGTAAGGCCTAAACTATAAATGCAATAGACGATACTATATACATCCTAGGATAGAATGGCCTAGCTATAGGCTCTATAAGTTTCTTTAACTTTTATGTTGAAATTTTTTTGGGATATTTTTTAAAACGACAGGACGCCCAATAGATACAAAGCATAGATTATTGTCGCCGTTAACGGCACACCAAATAGCATTGCCTCTACAAAGGATTTTGTGATGTTTATTACTTGGTTCATATACTTACATTATATCAGCTTTCACTTTAATTGTCAAGCGAAATCTTGTTCTTCTTTTGTTCTATGTTCGCTGGCGTACTTAATAATTATACATAGTCGTGTTAGAACCTTCAGAAAGAGTGCTAGAGTCCAGCATAGAACAATTCACAACTATACAACGATTGGCGCCAGGCAGTTTGCAGGAAATCGGAAAGCGGCGGACGGCGACTCTAAGCATTGCGAGTGTTAACTAGGGGGATTTGTGGAGCGTATATAAATATTGATATGAACGAAAATATAGAAAAATGGATAGATGAGTTTGCTGGAAAGCATTTTGCAAAAGGTTCGCATAGGTGGGCGTTTTGGATTGAAGGTGTGGTGATAGGTATTGTTATTTGTCATTTTTGGCTATGAGGATGCTATCACTATTAACATTATGGTTCGCAATGCTTTTTCCTTTATCAATGGCGAAAGCATTAGACCTGTTAATGTATTCAAACAAGCATTGTCATATTTGTCAAAAGTTTATTGAACAAGTAGCAGACACCTATAGCTATTCATATGGTCCAGATAAGGTATTACCATTAACAATTATAGAACATAATGAAGAACCTTTTTGGTTTACAATGGCAAAGAACGAAAATAGAATTAAAGGTATTAGAGGAACACCAACTTTTATTATATGGAATGGTAGAAAAGAAGTTGCAAGATTAGTAGGCTATTCTAGTAAAGAAAGTTTCTATAGTAGATTAGATACAATGTTTAAGAAATGAGTAAGTTCTTTTTAGCACTTTGGATGCTGTGTTGGATACCTGTTGCTATGTTGATGGTGTGTTGTGTTATGCTATGGGCGATACTAGTTACCATTGTTAACCACATCAAGGATTTATTTAAGAAGTTATATCATTATTGGTGGATGTCCTAATGTTAAGTGTCTATATCTTATTAGGTCTATTTGTTATACTAGCAATTGTATTAGGAAACATATGATTAAAAATAACGAATTTAAAAATGGAAATAAAAAGCTACTGAAAGAAGGATTAGCAGTAGTAGGCTTTATGTTATTTTTGGCAGCTGTTGCTGTTCTTCTAGCGTGGAGTAAAGGACATCTTATAATACAACAATGATAACAGAAATATTATTAATTGCATATGTAATATGTTTTTTCATTTGGATGACATATGATATGATGAGTAGAAAATAAAGGTAAAAGAAGATGAGTCAATATGAAAAGGTAGCGAAAGTGATACCCGAAATAGAATGGCCATTTTTTGAACCTTACATTACAAGTATCAATAGATTAAAAAAAGAAAAGAATGCTGTAATACTAGCACACAATTATATGACACCAGAAATATATCATTGTGTTGCTGATATAGTTGGTGATTCTTTATTACTAGCAAAAGAAGCAGCGAACACAACAGCAGATACTATTATAATGTGTGGTGTTTACTTTATGGCTGAAACTGCTAAGTTGATGAGTCCCGAGAAAAAAGTTTTAATACCAGACGCAAGAGCAGGTTGTTCATTATCAGAATCTATTACAGGTAAAGATGTTCGTTTATTAAAACAAAAGTATCCAGGTGTACCAGTAGTCACCTATGTAAATACTTCTGCTGATGTTAAAGCAGAAACAGATATTTGTTGTACATCAGGTAACGCTGTAGAAATAGTTGAATCATTAGGAGTTGATAAAGTTATCTTTCTCCCAGATGAATACCTTGCAAAAAATATAGCTAAACAAACAAAGGTTAAAATTATATCTTGGCATGGTACTTGTATGGTACACGAAAAATTTACTGCTGAAGAAATTAGACAATACAGAAATGATAATCCAGGTATAACTATTTTAGCACATCCAGAATGTCCACCAGATGTAATTGCTGAAGTAGACTTTACAGGTTCAACATCTAAAATGAGTAACTATGTTAAAGATAAACAACCTAGTAAAGTACTAATGGTTACGGAGTGTTCAATGAGTGATAATGTTTCAATAGAGAATCCAAATGTAGAATTTGTTAGACCTTGTAATTTGTGTCCACATATGAAAAGAATTACTCTAGCAGGAATATTACAATCGTTAATGTTAAATACCTATGAGGTTAAAATACCATACCATATAATGAAAAGAGCAAAGCGCCCAATAGAGAGAATGGTATACGGTATATAAGAAGGATATAAATAATATTATGAAGAAGAAACTTGAAGACTTGACTTTACTATTAATATTAGTTGTGTTATTGTTTATGTCTTATACAATTTGGACTTTACAAACTGACATATATGAGTTATATGGAATAGTAAATACATTACAAGAATTATTAGAGATAGAAAAACTAAAAGGATTAGAAGGAATTTGGGACAGCATATGAGTAGTTTAATAACGATAACAGAAACAGCGAACACACACTTGACCGAGTTGAGTAAAGAACATAATAAGAAATATGTTAGACTTGAAGTTAAAGGTGGTGGTTGTGCTGGTTTTAAATATGATTGGTCCTTTGAAGATAATAAAGATGACAATGATGAAGAAATGCAATATGAAAACTTTACATTGTTAGTAGACAAATCAAGTATATTAATGTTAGCAGGAATGACTATAGAATATAAGAAAGAAATCTTTGGTTCGTTTCTACAATTAATTAACCCTAACGCAAAATCAGAATGCGGATGTGGAGAAAGTTTTGGAGTATAAGATGAGTGAAACAATGAAACTATGGAATGATGATTCAGTCTCATATGAACCTGCAAGTAATCTACCTTTAGAGAAAGATTATAAGTATCAAATGGAATTGTTAAAGACACAATTACAAATGGTATTAGATGATGATAGAGGATTATCAGACTTAACTAAAAAAGTTGAAGTAATGGAAATAGAGAATAAGATATTAAACGAAAAGAATAAATTTTTACAAGAAACAATAACTGACATTGGCATATTGACAAAAGAATAAGAAAGTGATAGAATAACATTATGACAAAGCATAGAGATAATACCGTAATCCCACAAATGATACACCCAAAAATGGATGGGGAAATATTGTATCCATTTGGTCCACCTATCTATCGTTGTGAAATGGACCTGAAGATAGTTGATGAGTTAATTGCCGAAGGACAACGAACAAGAAAAGATAAAGATAAAGATTTTAAAAAACAACTTGCTGGTAATATGAAAGTAGGTACTAGTGTAGTTTATCCTGCAGGACCAAATCAAACGGTTCGTAATAATGCTGATAGAGCAATCATACAAAAAGTTTTTGAAATGTTTGAAATACTACAATCTAACTATGGAGCAGGTTGGGATAATATACAAAAATTAATGCAAGGACAAGCTGGTGGTATGGGTGCATTAAGATTACAACACCTATGGATAAATTTTCAACGACCATCTGATTATAATCCATTACACGCTCACGGTGGTGAATTTAGTTTTGTTATATTTGGTGATATAGACAAAGATATATTTACCGAAGGTGTACCAGAGAGTAATAGTAAACAAGCTGGTCAAATCGTATTTCAATATGGTGAAAAAATAACACAATTACAAATGAATGCTTTTGCTGTTAAACCATATAAAGGATTGATGTTTGTTTTTCCAGCAGGGTTATATCATATGGTACCACCGTTCTATAAAGATTTTGAACGAATAAGTATAAGTGGTAACTATGTTTTAGAACAAGGTGTAGGACAAGAAAAAATAAATAAAATTAAAGTAGATAATGTAGAAGTAGACAAGTTTGATTATGATAACAGCTCTAAAGAATATACAGAAGAAGAATTAAAAGAAGAACAAGCGTTAGCTGATTACGCTGAAAAATTTAAGATTAAGGATAAAGATGAGTCGTAGTTTTGGTGATTTAATAACAGAAGAACAATATAATGAAAGAAAGATGAAGGCAATGAAGAAAGCCGATCCTTGGATGACAAAGGATACTACGGTAATATCTATGCCAAAGAAAAAGAAGAAGAAAGAAGAAAAATCAATATTCAGAGGATTGAGTAGTACAAATAAAACTAATAGAGGTCCTTTTGATTTTGGTAAAAACTAACAATAAGGAGAAGTTATGGAAGATATAAAAAAACAAATTAAGTGTGCGACAGATTGGGTATTACATAAACAAGTACCAGCATATGTTGTAGTCTTATTAGTAGTTATATGGATATTAGTTTAGTGAATAAGAAACAATTTAAAATCTATATGGGAACATTATTTGTAATATTTGTCATAGCATTAATAGTATATGGATAACAATATAGAGTTAGGTAAAGCAAGAAGCACCGAAGATATTATAGAGAATATTAAACTTATATTAGAAGATAAAGTAGCTCCATCAGTAGCAGCTCATAATGGTAAGATAGAATATATCTCTTATGATAAAGGTGTACTTAAATTAATGATGGCAGGAGCTTGTAGTGGTTGTGCTATGTCTCAACTTACATTAAAGCAGGGAGTTGAAAGTATGATGAAACATTATGTACCTGAAGTACATACAATTGAAAGTGAAGATGATAAAAAATCTGAGGAACAAGGTTATTCACCTTATATGCCTATGTCATCTAACTAATAAAAATTTATTTAATACAAATATTACCACAAACATAGATAACATTAATATAAAAAATGAAGTTATCATTAAGCGTCCACTTCTAACATTGACATTGATACTCTATATATTTTACCACTTAAATCAACTAAACACTTTGATTGCATTATCTTTGTAATAACGCCAGGTGTTTTTTTAGTCTTTTGTACAACATAAACCTTTGAACCTATTTTAAGTTCATTTAAAAGTTTTTGTTTTTTGATTGATTCAATGTTAGCAACTAAATCGTTCAACTGCATAGTTGACATTTTTTCTAGTTTTGCATTTGGTATCATATTATTCTCCTTTTTGTTGAGTTGTTTATATAATTTACATAATTTATTTAAAATGGAAGAGATTTAGAATCCATACTATCAAAATAGCAATATCTGTGTCCAAATTTTTTACTATTATGTTTTGAATACCATAAATAAAAATCAACTTTATCAGGTGTAGTTGTATCAAAACTAAATGTAGAAAATTTATCTATACCATTATATTTGTTAACTTTCATATTAGTAAAATCAACTCCACATTTTTTTAATTTGTTTATAACTCTATTAACATCAAAAACTTTATTTGCAAGTTTTAATGCCCAAGTATTATAATAAACATAATATCTAGTGTATTTTTTTAACATAGTGTTTTTCCTTTTCTTAATTGTACTTTTTTAATGTTCCATCAGCATACCAAATTGTTTTAGTAGGCGTAATGTGAGGTAATATACTTTTAGGCGTATGATTAGGTCCTCTAATTGCGTAATCCCAATGATTTAAAAATTTATCATTAATTACATACTTTTTAAATGCGTTTTGGGCACTTTTCAAAGTGTTATATGGTCCGTGATAATCAGAAACAGATTCTAATCCGTCAATACCCATATTTAATTCAGAAACATAAAAATGTTTCTTTTCCAAAAAATAGTTTTTCTCTTTTTTCATAGTATTCCTTTTTTAGTTTAAAAAGGGATTAATTAATGCCCATATATAAAAATATATACCAAAAAATACAAAAAATAATCCTTTAATTTTTTTCTTCATAATATACATACATAATACCATAAATTTCAACCATTGTCAAGCAAAAAATGAACAAAATTACAAAAAAATCAATAAAATCAACACTTTTTTTACTATTTGTTCTATTTTTGTTCTCTAGTTGTGTTAAAAATGTGCATAATTGCAAGTTTTTTCCCGATTTAAGAGAACCAGGTGAAGTAGATTCGGTTTCCAAGAAAAATTTATTAAAATCTCTAAATGAAGCAAGAAAAACTTTACAATTTAAATGTAATTTTTAAAAAATTTAATAAATATAATAAAAAGAGAGGCAAAAATAATGGAAGGTGAATTTAAAGTAAAAATTGGTAATTTAGTTTTGACTTATAATAATTTCAATGATGTACCTGAAAAAATAGGTGCTGTAATATCATTTAAACCGAATTATCCAACACAACCTCATACAGAAGAACAACATAACTACATAGCAACTTTTGTAAGTAAACTAAATCAATTAATGGAGAGAGAATGCCAGCAGTTACTAGGATAGGTGATGATGATGTTACCCATTGTTCGTTACCAAAAAGGGATGAAGGTAGTCCAGATGTCTTTTGCAATGGTATAGCAGTTAGTAGAGAAGGTGACAATAACACAGGTCACTTGTTACCAGGTGTACCTTGTCCTTCACACAAAGCTCCAATAGAGGTTGGTAGTACTTCGGTATTCATTAATACTAAAGGTTGTGGTAGAGTAGGTGACGCTGTAAAAGGATGTACTTCTGTGGCAGAAGGTTCTACAAATGTCTTTGCTGGTTGATAGGAAATAGAGTATAAATATTAGTGTTATGGCATTTTACGATTCAAAAAATTCAACTAATAAGAAAAGAGTTAATCGGATATATTCTGATTTAGACTTGGACTTCACACGAAACCCAGTTACTTCAGATGTTGTTGGATTGAGTGATGTAGACGCTGTAAAACGAAGTGTAAAGAATTTAATACAAACAAATCATTATGAGAGAGCATTTCATCCCGAAATAGGGAGTGATGTAAGAGCATTGTTATTTGAAAATATGACACCTCTTACTGCATTAAATCTGGAACGAAAAGTAATAGAAGTTTTAGTAAACTTTGAACCTAGAGCAAAAATAGTAAATGTTATTGCAACTCCAGACATTGATAGTAACAGGTATCACTTACAAATTAGTTTTTATGTTGTAGGCATACAAACACCAATAGTAGTAGAAACATTTTTACAAAGGTTAAGATAAAATGGCGTGGGTAGATGTACCAGGATCAAATAGTGTTTGGCAATATGAAAATACTGCCACTATAGCACATACATATCCAGATTCAGCTGACGGTGCTAATTCAGTAATCGCTAGTGGTATAAGAACATTTACCAAGACTGATAGTTCAACGGTAGCAGTTTATATAAGAAGTAGAAAAAAAGGCGAAACAAAAGAGCGTGGTGAGTTATCAAAAACTTACTATGACGCACAATAGGATAATTAAATGGCAAGTACAAAACTAGATATTTCAGAATTAGACTTTGATTTAATAAAACTAAATCTAAAAACATTTTTACAAGGTCAAGCAGAATTTTCAGATTACAATTTTGAAGGTTCTGGGTTTGCTGTTCTTTTAGACCTACTTGCTTACAATACACACTACCTTGGTTTCAATGCAAATATGCTAGCAAATGAAATGTATTTGGACTCCGCTGATGTAAGAGCAAATATAGTTTCACTTGCTAAAATGTTAGGTTATACTCCTTCGTCAGCAAAAGCAGCAACTGCTTCAGTTGACATTGTTGTTAATGACGCAACAGGAACAACTTTAACAATGAACAAAGGACAAACATTTACAACTTCTGTAGATGGTACTGCTTACAATTATGTTACCAATGAAGATTTAACAATTACACCTATTGACGGCGTATTTAAATTTTCTAATACAACTTTATATGAAGGTACACCAATTACTTTTAGATATACGGTAGATACGCAAGACCCAGACCAAAAATTTTATATACCTAGTACAAACGCTGATGTAACAACTTTAAAAATAAAAGTTCAAACAAGTTTATCAGATACATCTTCTGAAATCTTTAGTGCGGTTACAGGTTTAACAAAACTAAATGATGAATCTGCAATTTACTTTTTAAGTGAAACAGAAACAGGTAAGTTTTGTTTAACTTTTGGTGATGGTTTACTTGGTAAAAAATTAAAGCAAGGTAACATTGTTATAATGGAATATATTGTTACTAACAAAGCAGAATCAAATGGTGCAAATATATTTACACCTGCAGGTAATATTGGACTCTTTTCAAACATTACGGTTACAACTTCTTCGGTATCGCAAGGTGGTAGTGAACCAGAATTGAAAGAGAGTATTAGATTTAATGCTCCTTTACAATATCAAGCACAAGATAGAGCGGTAACTACTTCTGATTACGAAACAAAAGTTTTATCTATATATCCAAACGCTTTAGTTGTAAGTGCTTGGGGTGGTGAAGATGATGAGACACCAGTTTATGGTATTGTTAAAATTGCAATTAAGGCTGCTAGTGGTTCTACTTTAACTACTCAAACAAAAGCAGATATTGTTTCTAAATTAAAAGAATATAATGTTGCTTCGGTAACTCCAGTAATTGTGGATCCAGAAACAACAAGTATTCTATTATCTACAACTGCAAAATATAATACTTCAGCAACTATTAAAACTGCTGAAACAATTAAAGCAAATATTATAGCTTCATTGAATAATTACAATACAAGCACACTACAAAGATTTGATAGTATATTCAGACATAGTAAAGTTACTAGATTAGTTGATGATGTTGATAGTTCAATTTTATCAAACATAACAACTTTAAAAATAAGAAAAAGTTTAACTCCTACTTTAAATAGTTCATTAAAATATAATGTTTATTTTAGAAACGCATTATATAATCCACATAGCGGACATAATGCTGTTGGTGGTGGTATTTTAAGTTCAACAGGTTTTAAAATAGAAGGTAGTACTAGTGAACATTTTTTAGATGATGATGGTAATGGAATTATAAGAACATATTATCTTTCTGGTGCAACAAGAGTTTACTCAAACTCAACACAAGGTACAATAGATTATACGACAGGTGCTATAACAATTAATTCATTACAGGTGACTACAATTTCAAATATAAGGGGGAGCGCTTCAACTATTATAGAATTAACCGTCCAACCAGCTTCAAAAGACATTGTACCAGTTAGAGACCAAATTTTAGAATTAGATATTGCTAATTCAATTATTACGGTTGAAAAAGATACTTTTGTCGCAGGAAGTTCAGACGCTGGAGTTGGCTATACTACAACAAGTGCTTACTAACCAATGGCAAAGTTTACTAAAAAGATTACCAGTCTTATTCAAGGTCAGGTACCTGAATTTGTACTATCAGAACATCCTAAATTTGTAGAATTTATAAAAGCATATTTCACTTTTATGGAATCTGCTGAATTAGGTATTATTGAATCAGAATCTACTGAAGGTATTTTATTAGAAACAG